TCATGTATATGTTCGGGGCTTTTTTATACACGTTCCCCGCTAATGTACATATATCGGCTTTTTCTATACATATTCCCGCGAAAGCATCTAAAACTTGAATTGATTGCTTGGTCATGGTGTTTATACTTGGTTTATCAATTAACAGAGAGGAGCAACAAAAATGAAACCAACACAAGAGCAACTGAATGATCCTAAGTGGTGGGATAAGAACGCGCCGGAAGATTGCGATTTATTTTATGAAGATGAACGCCTTAACTATTGGTTTGCACAAAGCGAGTCTTCTCACTCCTGTCATTCTCTACTAGCCGAACGCCCAACCAAGCCAGCATTTGTGCCGGACACAAATACAAAAACTATATACTGGGTAGCAGAGGTCGATACTCACGGAACTCCATGGAATTTTGATGGCCCCCATGAAGATCGAAAATCAGCAGAGGATTCAATTCCATTACTTCTAGCAGTTGGTGAAAAAAACAGGAAGCTTGTAGTTACTAGCATGGAGTTTAGCCCCATAAAATCCGAGCGTGATGAATTCATGGAAAAAGCAATGACGGTTTTTAAGGGAGATAACATGGAGCTATATAGTGTTGTAGCTGGCGCTCTATACGACTCCGGCCTATTCTGCCTAAAGGAGACCGACAAATGATCCTACAAATGCGAAGAAACCGCCATGAGGTACTCACCCTTATGAGTACAGGATTGGTATTCCCACCGGAATATTGCGAGTTTGAAGAAGCATCAGCAATAATGGAAAAGATGAAAGTAATTCTAATGGAGCACGCAGGAACAATGCCAAGCGGGTATTGGTTTGAGATTGTAACAAAGGATAATGAAGGCCGTGAGCGTACCAGTGAGATACCGGCAGAACTGGACAACGCCGACGAGCTGCATTTCTGGTATCTAAGTGAGGTGCAATAATGGCTTACTACACACCATACGAAGAGCAAGAACCTTGCTGCTTCATGGATTGCCAAGCGATAGGTGATAGGCGAGTGCATGACACCGTCCATGGGCAGATTGTTAGTGTATGCAAGGAACACGAAGAGGAGCTTATCCAATGGATAGCGGAATCGCTTACATAATCGGTCTTTTGTGGTGCTTTACTTATGTGCTGGTGCTTCATATAGAAGTGCCGCAGATAGACACAGGCCTGCCGCAAGTATCGGAAAAGTACGACTCACGCGCACAGATCAAAACCGCTTGCATGGCGTTCGTTGAGCGTGTAGATTGAACGAATCATCAACCAGAAGGAGGTGATTAAGCTGTACCCGCCAATCACATGCGAGAGTATCTGAGGCGGTTTTTTTAACTAAGGAGCAGATTATGAAAAATCTAGTTTTAATTCTATCGATAGCCGCAATTAGCGGATGCAAGACAAACGTTTCTGACCTGAATGATGACATCAAGATATGCCAAAACAAGACTGGCGAAAGATGCTCATGGGTGGTTCTGCCTGAAAGCTCTATTCCAGATATTGTAGTGATATATAAAAAATATGGACTTATTGCAGATGATCAGGAGCAACCATGAAAACCATCAAGATCACAATGGCCACGCTACTTCTGATTCTAGCTTATTCGCTAGTAGCAGAAGACACAGAGGCCAATCAATCAATCTACGCAGGTCTTTACACGCAGCACTACTCGGGCGGCGAAGACTACAACGAAGACAATCGCGTCATTCAATATCAATACAACGACTCAGGCCGATTCTACGGCGCTGCTACGTTCAAAAACTCGTACAGCGTGCGATCGTATCAGGCAGGCGCTGGGCGTTACTGGCAGGACGGGCAAAGCGAGCTAGGTGCAGGCGTGAGTGTTGTTTATGGGTACGAAGGACATCTAAAAACAGTTGGGCTGGGCTTGATTATCGTACCTGGCGTTTATTACGAATATAGACTAGGCTCGACAATAGGTGTAAAAATGATTGTTATGCCATCCGTGTACAATATTGGGTTTAATTATGCGTTTTAAGGAGAGATACAATGAGTGAATATACACAAGGTATCTGCATGGATGGTGCGGCAATACTAAAAGATGGCGAGATGCTAACCATAGAGGAAATTCTTGAAGGTTTGCGAGCAGGTGAAGAAGCCAAACAACAAGCCACCGCCTACCGCATTAGCTTGGAGAATCTTGAGGCCAGCCTGCCAAAGGTTCGGGCGGCTGCTATCAGACTGCTAATCAATGAAGAAATGGTAGTTGGAAGGCTTAGAAATGATTCCATGCGAAGTTTTATTTTTGTTAGTGACGCAAAGGCATTTGCTGATAAATTGGAGCAAGGCAATGAGACATTATAAAAATCATACAAGATGCAAGCTAATTTATGATTCTTGGCCTGATTGGAAGAAAGAAGTGACTCTTACAAAATACAGTAAAAGAGATAAAAATACAGAAGCTGCCGATAGAAAAGGAGCAAGGAAATGAGTAATGATTTTCAAAGAGAAGATAGATATTTAGTATTCAAACTAAGTGATATTGAAAAATACCTTATCCCATCAGAACGACAGGCTCTTAGTTTTTATTCTAAGGTAATTGATGATTGCAGAAAAGAAGATGGTAAAGAAACTTTACGCACTGTATGTATAGAGGAAGATTGGCCAGAATATGATAAAGTTTGGGATATGCTAAAGGAGCGCATGGACAATGAGTAAGCAGAAGATTAGACAATTGGCACTTGATAAGGGCTTCAAACTAAAAGAACAGTCAAATGGTGAAATGGATTTGAACCCGTATGTATATGATTTTGCCGAGGCATTGATCAAAGACCAGAGCGCGTGGAACGAAGAGCGAACCACATTGCTACAGGCTGTTAGATTCTACGCTGAACAAGCAGATTACAGCGCATCATGGAATGTAGACAGTGCTTTTCACGTAATGGAAGACAGGGGCGCAGTGGCAAGAAACGCTTTATTTCAAATAGATGCACTACCACCAACACAGGAGGGTTGATGTGAAAATACCTAGAATCAACAGGGTTACATTATTTCTATTTTATTTAATGCTCGCTATATGGTCTTTGTTTCACCCTAAAGGCACTGTGTTTCTACTTGATGCACATAAAGAAAAGCATTTAAGAGATGCAACGGAGCGATCAAGAAAGCGTAGATTTGGAGGCAGAGTATGACAGAACAAAACCTACTAGACCGCCTAGAAAGCGCAAAGCGGCGCATCGCTAGCCTAGAAGCTGAGAACAACAAGCTGACGAATGATTGTAAGGCCAAGAACGGCACCATTGCTAGTCTGCGTGGGCGCAACGGATTTTTAAAGTCTGCATTAGCAAAGCTTGCAAAGGTAACTCCAAACGCCTATGACAAAATAGAGGCATGGCAAAAAATAGCAAATGATTGTAAGCATTTGGAGTGATTATGTACTACATAGTAAAAACAGCAGTTTACGACCACGGCGTAATGTGGATTGGAGAAGATGAAGCCGAAGCCATTAAAGAGGCAAACAGGTTTCGCTCTATGGATGGCGATAATCATCATGATTATGAGGTTCGACTGTTTGGAGAGCCTTCACTTTGTTTGAGTGGCGGCTTGAAGCAATTTTATGGTCAGAAGTTTTTAGACTGGAAGGCTGGCGGTAAAGTGGTGTATACAGCTAGCTAGTGATACAATCAAGGCATTTATAGGAGACTATCTATGCCTTTCGAACATGGCAACCAGCTCTACCAGCTACGAGAAAAAGACCAAGGCACCCGCCCGTTTATATTCGAATTCCCTGAAGAACTGATCAGGGAGTTCAATAAGTACGCCAAACACAAACACGAAAACCCTGAGCGTATCCATACGCCTATCGCTTCCGACCCTTCACTGCATACTGAGAAGTACCTGCCACTAACTATGCAGGGATTCGCTGCGTTCCTTGGCATTGCTAGGCAGACGTTAAACGCATGGTCAAAAGATGGCCATCACCTAGCAGAAGCTGTAAACAAGATCAAAACCCAGTGCGAGGCTAGCCAGTTAGAAGGCGCTATGATTGGCAAATACAATGCGCCGATTGTTATTCGTAACCTAGGGCTTGGGGATAAGGTTGACCACACAAGCTCAGATGGATCATTGAAAGCACCTAGTCGAATCGAACTAATCGCACCGAAGATAGACGATGACAACAGCGACGATTGAGCTACCGCCCAAGCTAATCCCTGTATTCAGTGGCAAGGCACCTGTAAGGGGTGCCCATGGTGGCAGGGGTAGCGCTAAGACTCGCAGCTTTGCTTTAATGGCTGGTGTTCGCGGATACATGCTTGCTAGTGAAGGTATCAGCGGCGTTATATTGTGTGGCCGTGAATATATGAACTCTCTGGCGGATTCATCCATGGAAGAGATTAAGCAAGCCATCAAAGAAACGCCATGGCTAGAAGCCCAATACGACATTGGCGAAAACTACATACGAACCAAGTGCAAGCGAGTCTCGTTTGTATTCGCAGGCCTTCGCCACAATCTAGACAGCATCAAATCTAAGGCGCGTATCCTCCTTGCATGGGTAGACGAGGCAGAGTCCGTTAGTGATGTTGCATGGTCAAAACTAATACCAACCATTCGAGGCATTGAAGACGCTGAGCTATGGGTAACATGGAACCCAGAGAAGAAGGAAAGCCCGACAGATATCAGGTTTAGACTGAAAGCTGCTGCCGATGCCAAGATAGTGGAAATGAACTACACGGACAATCCATGGTTCCCTAAAGTGCTGGAGCGTGCCCGCCTAGAAGACAAGCGCATAATGAATGAGTCGGATTATCGCTGGATATGGGAAGGTGCATATCACGAACATTCAGATTCACAGATATTTGCTAACAAGTACCGCATTGCTGACTTCACTCCCCAGCCAAATTGGGATGGGCCTTACAATGGTTTGGACTTTGGCTTTGCTCAAGATCCAACGGCTGCCGTGAAGTGCTGGGTTAATACCGACACGCTTTATATTGAATATGAGGCTGGTAAGGTCGGGCTTGAGCTGGACGACACAAGCGAATATATTGAGCGATTAATACCAGATTACGGTCAGTATGTTATTCGTGCGGACAGTGCCCGCCCTGAGTCTATCAGCTATCTAAAACGCTTTGGTATGCCTCGCATAGTTGGCGTGGAGAAAGGCAAAGGCAGTGTAGAGGATGGCATTGAGTTCATAAAGAGCTTTAAAGAGGTCGTTATCCATACGCGATGCAAAGAAGTTGCCAAAGAGTTTAGTCTGTACAGCTACAAGGTAGACAGGCTTACTCAGGATGTATTACCAGTGCCTGTGGACGCTTGGAACCATTACATTGATGCCATTCGTTACGCATTACAGCCGCTCATGAAGGCACGTAAATTCAAACCAATCTCCATATCATTTATTAATTAGTCTATGGTGTTATAATAGGCAAAAACTATAGGGCCGAATAATGGGCGTTACAACTTTACATCCTGAATACACGTTAAACCTGCCCGACGTTACTCGCACCCGCGATAGCGTAAAGGGCCAGCGTACTATCAAGAGCAAAGGTAAAACCTACCTTCCTGCTGATTTTGCCGAGTCCGACGCTAGCCGCTATACAGTTTATAAAGAGCGCGCTTACTTTCTTGGCGCTACCCGTCAAGCAGCTAAATCATACAGCGGTATGGTGTTTCGTAAACCTGCGGACATGGGCGAACAGGGTTTACCGTCTCAGCTTGACGAATATCTGTACAACATAGACGGCAGCGGCAAAAGCCTTGAGCAGTTGGCAAAGTTCGGGTTCACTGAGCTAGAAGAAGCTGGGCGCATTGGAATTCTGGCAGACTACACCAACGACCAAGAAGGCTTAACCAAGCTAGACGAACGCCTATCAGGTGCGCGTCCTGTATTGCTGCCTTATGTGTTCGAGTCTATTGGCAATTGGAAGACAGGCACGGTTAGAGGGCGCTCAATGCTAACTAAGGTCGTGCTGCGTGAAACCATTGAGATAAGCGCAGACGAGTTCGATCATGAGAGCGAATATCAATACCGTGTGTTGCGTATGAATGACCAAGGTCAGTACACAATGCAACTTTATGACGATAGCAGTATGCCGAAAGGCGACGAAATTGTAGTACTAGCCAATGGCCAGCCTCTTGATCATATTCCGTTCTACATTGCAGGCACAGAAGACAACACGCCAGCCGTTGACGCCCCTTTGCTGCTCGACCTTGCCAATATGAATATCAGTCATTATCAATCAACTGCTAGCGTAGAGGAGGCAGCTTACCTGCTTGGATGCCCTACGTTGCATATTGATATCGGCGAGATGAGTGTTGACGAGTTCGCATCTGCTAACCCAGCAGGGGTTAAGGTAGGTGCTCGCCAGGGGTTGCAAACCAAGGGCGGCTCCATTGAGATGGTACAGGCCAATGAATCCAATCTTGGCGCATCTCAGATGGAAAACAAGATTGAGCGCATGAAAGAATTAGGCGCGAAACTTGTCACCAAGGGCGGCCAGAACGAGACAGCAGAAGCGGCACGAATCAATGCAAGCGGTGAAGCCAGCGCCTTAGACATCGCCGTAAACAACTTATCAGACGTATTAGAAAAGGCTCTAGAGGATTTCCTTCGCTTCCTTGGTGTTGAAACAGAAGTGACGTACCGACTAAACACTGAATTCTGGGAATCGTCAATTGATCCACAAGTGTTGAACGGAATTACTGGGCTTAAGACAATGGGTGTTGTTTCTAACCAAGACGTTCGCTACATGATCAGAACAAAAAACATCGGGTTCAAAGAAGGTAGAACCGATGAAGAAATCGACGCATCAATAGCCGATGACAATAGCGGTTTAACACTTGATAGTTAATTGCTATAATCACAACCAGAAGGCTTGACAGGTCGTTAAGCCAAGCAATCCAGCGGGTGCTAGAATGCCAGTACAAATTGAACATGAAGGTGTGACCAAGACTTTTTACACGCAAGAAGAAGTAGATGCGGAAGTGAAGGGCCTGAAAGTAACAAACGAAAACCTAAAAAGCGAAAAGGCCGAGCTAAAGGCTAAAGCCGATGAAGCAGCTGAGCAAGTGCGCAATGCTCAAGAAGAAGCAGCAAAGGCAGCAGGCGATAAAGAAGCGTTAGAGCGTATTCATGCAGAACGTGAAGCGGAAGCAAAAGCGCGCATGAATGAGCTAACCGGCAGTATTAAAACCGAGAAGATCAACAACGCCATTAATGACCTAGTTACTGAATTAGGTGCAGGCGGCGCGAAGAACGAAGACTTACGCGATTTGGTTAAGTCTCGTTTTAGTATTGATTACGACCTCGATTCGCATGAATTAAAAGTATCTGGCAGCGGCGCAAGTTCGCTGGATGAACTAAAGAAAACCATTAAAGAAAGCGGTCGCTATGATGCTTTCCTAGCTGGTACAGGTTCCACGGGCGGGCGCTCGACTGGTTCCACAAGCACGGGCGCTGCTACTAAGAAATTTAACGAATATACCTCTGCTGAGTTAGTGCAAATTAAGCGCGAAAGCCCAGAAGAATATGAACGACTACGAAGCACAGCTTCCCACTTGTAAGGAAAATTAAAACATGGCCACTACTCAATTAGCCGACATTATCGACGTAACAGTATTTCAAGACTTACCTGCTGTAAACTCTCCTGAGCTAACAGCATTCTATCAATCTGGTGTTGTTGTTCGCACGCCTTTACTTGACGCGCTAGCAAACGCAGCCGGTAAAAAAGCAGAATTACCATTCTGGAATGACATTGACGCTGCTATCGAAGCTAACTTAACCAGCGACGATCCTGCTGAAGTTGCAGCAGCACAGAAGCTAACCCAAGCAGAGCAGGTAAGCCGCAAAGCTTTCTTAAACAAAGGTTTATCTGCGTCTGACCTAGCTGCTGAGTTAGCCATGGGTGAAAATGCGATGACTCACATTCGCAACCGTGTTGATACCTACTGGATGCGCCAGTGGCAGCGTCGTTTGATTGCTTCTTGTGACGGTATCCTAGCGGATAACGTGGCGAATGATTCTGGTGATATGGTTGTTGATGTTGCTTCTGAGTCTATTGCCGGTCAATCTGTTGCTACCAAGTTTAGCCGTTCTAACTTCACCGCAGCTGCGTTCACTTTGGGCGATGCTTTCACAAATACTGGTGCGATTGCTGTGCACTCTCAAGTGTATAAGCAAATGGTTGACGCGGACGACATTGATTTTATCCCTGATTCACAAGGTCAAATGACTATCCCTACTTACATGGGTAAGCGTGTAATTGTTGATGATGGCATGACCGTAACAGCTGGCTCAACTGACGGCTTCAAATATACTACTGTATTATTTGGCGCTGGTGCATTTGGTTACGGCGAAGGCATGCCGGAATACCCAGTTGAACTAGAGCGTGCTGAATCAGGTGGCAACGGTGGCGGTATCTCTACCTTATGGACTCGTAAAACTCAAATCTTGCACCCATTCGGTTTTGAATCAACTGGCACACCAACTGGTGACTCTTTCAGCATTGCTGAATTGAAGCTAGCCACTAGCTGGAACCGTGTTGTAGACCGTAAGCTTGTACCATTAGCGTTCTTAGTAACTAACTAATAATAAAGCCCCTCTTCGGAGGGGCGCTATTTAAGGTTTAATATGTCAGAATTAAATAAAGATGGTTTAGTACCAGGTCAAGCGGTTGATTTTACGACCTTGATGCAGACTATCCGTAAGAAGAAAGAGGCGGTAAAAGATGAATCAAGTACCGAAAAGCCAAAGCCCGCAGCTAGCAGACCCAAAAAGCCTAGCGTTTCAAATGTATCTAAAACAAAAGAGCAGAAAGAAGCGTAAAGAGGCTCAAGAATGAGTCGCACCCCTTCAATAATCCAAGGCTTACCTGATGATTTGATGACGAATGATGTCACATATATTCGCCGTCAAAAGGTAAGCGCTGAGCCTTCTAGCATTTCAGCTAGTTATAACGAAAAACTATTTTCAATATCAGCGAGCTATAGCATACAAGCTGGCAACTCTGTTGCGCTTAATATTTCGCCTTCATCCTCAATAGTAATAACAAAAGCCGCCACAAATGACGGGCTGCCAATTAGCATTTATTCGAGTCATGCTACAGGCTCGGCTGATGGTATATTTGCGCCTAGTAATATGAATATATGTTCGGTAGATGAAACACCTACCACAAGTCAGTTGTTTTATGCGGCCACTCCGCAGGGCAGTAAACTAGACACTGGCTATGGCATTATTCAATCGTCTGTTGTTGCTTGTGAATCTAACACGCCTAGCGTAGTTGTAAAGAATACAAGCGGATCAACACAAGTGATCGACATATATGTGCAGTTTGAAGAAATCGGCCCGCGCAGTCCGACATTTGGACTAACAGCATCAACAGAACTAGAACCTAATACGGAAATGAGCAACTATGGCTAAACAAACAATACCAAATAGCGGCTTGTGGTCGTCTATTGCTAATCTAATCAATAGCAATTTTGAGACTAATGTGGCACAGGTTTCAATAACGCATCCTACCCCTGCTATTACATTGGCTGTAACAGGAACAGGCGACGCTGATCTAAATCCAGCTCTTGGCGGATTCTCTACCTTATTAAATGGATACGAGCAGGCTCTACTCGCTGGCACGGCTTTCACTGTTTTGGCAGATGGCAGGGCCCAAGTCAACAGGGCTGGTGTAGTTGTTATCACTGGTTATGCAGATATAAGCCACACAAGTAACGGCACAACTGTTGGCGCTGCTTTTAGTATTGAGCGGGGTGGGTCTACTATTTTCAGTCCTCGTTCAGTCCATGCTAGAATGCCGAACGCTGGCAACATTGGCAACCTTAGCGGCACTGGTGCGCTAGACGCTGAGGCTGGCGACATTATAGGCATAGCGTTAGCCTCTGACATAACCGGAACTATTAGCATTCGCGCAAGCTCACTTGTTTACGAGTTTAAGGGGTAGGTCATGGCACTAATCGGATACGTAGAAGAAACAGACTTCACAGCATACGCAGCAGCACGTGGCATTACACTGGCAAAAGCTGAGGCGGTGACGCTAACGCTTGCGCTTGACTATATTGAGGCTCAGACGTACAAGGGAACAAAAACTGACGAAGCACAGGTATTAGCATTCCCCCGCGATGGCAGCACAGAAATACCGCAAGGTATCAAAAATGCCCAAATGGAAGCGGCTTTGATTTACGATCGAGGCGAAGACCCATTAAGTGACGTTGGTCAAAGAGTGACGCAAGAAACTGTATTTGGTGCTGTTTCAGTGTCATACTCAGACACAGGAAACCAAGCGACTATATACCGCAAGCTCAATGCTATGCTAGCGCCATATTTAGCTAGTGGCGGTTATGGTTCGAGCAACTTCACTGTATCACATGGGTAAATAGCTATGACCACCATCGTCTATGATCACAAGCGCGGGCAGATTGCCTGTGATAGCCGTTTAACTAAAGGGAGTATGATCACGACGGATGGCGCACAAAAGTGGATGAAGACAGAGAATGGCATAATCTTTATGGCTGGGTGCCGCGCTGACTTCGAGATGCTATCTGCGTTGACGGTTGATTATAGTCATGGCGATGTGGTCGAGACTGAGTTCGAATTGCAGTGCGAGGGCATACTTGTCAAGGATGATCATGTTTATCTTATTAGCATTCAGGATGGCGGGCAGTTCTGGATGGAGCCACTAGACGAAGCTGTGGCTGCAACTGGTTCAGGTAGTGAATGGGCAATAGCAGCAATAGACCACGGCAAGACCGCAAAACAGGCGGTTGAGTACGCAGCGACACGCGACATTTACACCGGCGGCAAGGTTCGCGTTTACGATATTAAAAAAGGCAAATTCATAAATGGCTGATTTTTATCCACGAATGACGGCAACGGCTAGCAAGCTGATGGCCAAATTTAAGCAGGGTGTTATTGAATATGTGCCGCTAGTAGCTGGCGCGACTGAGTACGACCCAATGACAGAAGGCACGCCAATTTCGTTGGATGCAACGGCAAGCGGTGTTGCGAAAGAATACGTTGATGATTTGGTCGGTGCTTCGGATACTCAGGTTACGAGCGCTGTGTTTGGCACCACACCTAATATGCAGGGCCGGATAACTATTGATGGTGTTAGTCGTGAGATTATCCGAATCAAGCAAATGCCGGCGGCTGGTGATCCTGTTGCGTGGGTGATATTTGTTAAGGGGTAGTTGCAATAGCGCTAAACTGATGTATATTAAAGTGGAGTTTAATTAAAGGAGCAAGTAATGAATAAGCTAGAAGCATTAAAGCGTAACCTAAAAAAAATAAAAGAACCAAAACCAAGCAATACTGGTGTATTCACATATAAATCAGGACTCAAGTGCTGGTTTCCTTACTCGGACAAGGATGATTACATCAAAAAAATGGCCGAGTTGGCAGGAAAAGAGATGCAAATGGAGAGGGATAAAAGGGAATTCTTAAAAAACGACATAGCAAGGCTAGAATTAATGTTAAATCCGTTCAAGCTTATTAAGTCCTTGTTTAGCAAATAGCCCACACCGATCATTCTTGTTATAATCCCCTCAATCGAGGGGTTTTTTATGCCTATTAATCTAGACCTAATTGCACAACAAAAAGAACGCGACATGTTACGCGCTTTTGCTTCGTCTGTGTCCGATATAAAAAACAGCGTGACGCTTAAAGAGCTAGAGGCCGCAATAGAACGCCAAGACAGTGATGCTGTTGTGCGTTTGCTGGGTATCGACAGGGCGGCTTTTGAGCAGGTAGACGATGAAATATACCAAGCCTACAGAATAGGCGGCTTAACAGGCGTTGAGCAGATAGGGCGCATACCTACTGAGCTAGGCAGTGTCGGCTTTCGTTTTGATATGGCCGCGCCTAGTGCTATCGAGTGGATACGCAGCGAGTCTAGCCAGTTTCTAACAGAGGTTGTTGATGACCAAGTGGAAATGATTAAGCAGCAATTACAGCTAGGCTTAGAACTTGGTGACAATCCACGCACCACGGCTATCGAACTAGTTGGCCGATATAATCCAGCAACAGGCAAGCGGGCGGGCGGCACAGTTGGATTAACCACGCAGCAGGCAGGATGGGTGAATAAGGCCCGCAATGAGCTACTAGAATTAGACCGCAACTACTTCACTCGTGAACTGCGAGACAAGCGCTACGACTCAATCGTTCGCAAAGCCATTGAAGACGGCAAGCCACTAACCAAGGCTCAGATTGATAATGCTATCACGCAAATGCAAAGCAAGGCGTTAAAATACAGAGGCGATGTTATCGCACGCACTGAGTCCATTAATGCGCTGAGAGCTGGCCAATTCCAAGCTGTTGAGCAGGCCATAGCCAAAGGTGAACTAGATTCACAGGATGCACGGAAGTCATGGGACGCTACAGGCGACAAACGAACGCGCCTAGACCACTTTCAAATGGAGGCCAATTACAAGGATGGCATTCCAATCGAGGAGGCGTACACTTTTCCTGATGGCAGCAAGGCAATGCACCCAGGTGATAACAGTCTAGGTGCACCAGGTAAGCAGTTAATCCAATGCCGATGCCGCAACGTAGTCACAATAGATTTTATTGGCCGTCAGGTCAGAATGGAGGGGTTTAAATGACATTCACCGCCGACATTAACAAATTCATATCATCCAGTAACGAACGCATTGAAGCCGTGTTCAAACAGTCCGCGCAAGAGATAATCCGAGAAGCGCAGACCGACTATAACAAAGGCGGTAACACTCCTATTGATACAAGCTTCTTGATTAACTCAGGGCAGGCTGCAATTGGTCGGCTGCCCATCGGCCCAGACGAGCAGCCAGAAGGCTACACGGTGCAGAACTGGGATGCAGGCGAGACAGTTACAACCATCAACCGCTGGCGTGTTGGTGAGACACTGTATTTCGGCTGGACGGCTAACTATGCGCGACCAATGGAGAACCGTTTTAAATTTATGCGAAAGGCTGCGCAGAACTGGCAGTACACGGTTGCCAAAAATGCAGGATTATTAATGAGCAGGACGTTAAGAGAATGACAACACTATCCCAGCTACACATCGCACTAATGGACAAGGCCAAGGCGTTTGCCACGGCCAACAGCCTGCCAATCAACAACATTGGCTTTGATTTTACAGAACCATCTAGCGGCGCATGGCTTGAGCTATCCATTGCGCCTAACGACCGTGATTACGGCCTGAATGATACAAAGGTTTTCCGCCGGGGCATTGGTCAGATAAACGTGTGCAACAAGAAGAACAACGGAATTAAACAGTTAACGGATATAGCAGGACTACTAGAAGCTGAGTTTATCAGAGGCTCAATATTAGTAGACGCAATTCGTATAACAACTAGTCCGCAAACAATGGAACCATTCCAGCGGGGAGGCGTGTACGTGTTGCCGCTATCATTTGAGTATTCAGAGTGATAAAATACAACTATCAAAAACCGTTGAACCATAGGAAAAAACAATGACTGATACATTGACAAACATAGGCACCGTTGTTTCTGTGTCTGCTGCCGCCCCTGCCACATTCGACCAAGCTGGTTATGAGGCGCTTTCGTTCTCAGAAGTGACCGGTGTTGCGTCAATTGGTGAGTTCGGCCCATCATACGAAATTCTAAACCATGTTGACCTGAAAGATGGCATTACGCAGAAAGCACACGGCGCATTAAACTACGGCGACCCTGCCTTACAATATCGCATTATTGAAGCTGACACAGGACAAGGTATTCTTGATACAGCACTATCAGCTCGCACCACTATCAGTTTAAAGGTAGAGCGTGCTTCTGGATTAGTTCAGTACGTTCAAACCCTAGTTACTAGCGCGCCTACCTCGGAAGGCACAAGCGGTGCTGTCTACATGAAGTCTAGCAACTTGGCGCTTAAGTCTTCTATTGTCGAGGTAGCTGCTTAATATGGACATCAAGGAGCTAGGCACACAGAACGAAGTTGTTGACGTTATTCACCCGCAAGCTGGTGACGTTGGTATTAAGTTTACTGTGTGCGACCCATTAAGCGCTGAATTTGCAAACGCCTCTGCTCGTATTGACCGCTCAAAGAGTGGCCCTGATTGGTCTAGCTTTGTTATCAACCAAGCGCTTTGCGCCGTGGTCGGTTGGTCTGGCGTTACAGAAGATGGGGAAGAGATTCCGTTCACCAAAGAATTGGCGAAAGAGTACCTAACGAATCCTGAATATTACTGGCTGTGCGTGGCTGTAGACGAGCATTTCGGCAAAAAAAAAGGCTACATGCAGACAATTATGAACAGATTAAAACCTTCGTAAAATTAATGGGGTTCCTATCTGCCACGCAAGACGGGCAGAAGGAGCCGCGCTTAAAGCAATGGAATTGGGGTTTTCCAGATCAAGGCCCGCTAGGCTATGTCTGGGACTGGATTTGTGAGATAGGCCTAGGCACTGTCATAACATGGCAGGAGATTAAAGCTTGGTCTGATATAACAGGGATCAAACCAACAAAAGACGAGGCGTTCGCCATCGTTCAATTATCAAGCGCTTGGCTCAGTGAACGCAACAGAGGCCACGGCAAACATGAAGTTCAAGACTGGGCAGGTGATTTTTAATGACAGATATTGCAAAGCTTGCCATACAAGCGGAAACAAAAGGCGTAACGCAAGCGCAATCACAGCTAGATAAGCTTAGCACGTCTGCGGGTAAGGCTGAAACTTCCACCAAAAAACTAGACAAAACCACAGCTCAAGCCAATGACTCTGCCAGAGCCAGCGCAATTATAAGTAAAGCGCTTGCGTCTAATACAACAGACCTAGACGCAGCCAGCCTAAGACTTAACAAAGATACCGCGGCGTTGGCGGCTGGGCAGCTTCAATTAGCGCAAATAAATCAGAAGCTAGAGAACGAAACAGAAGATTTAGCAAGAGCAACACTGTTGGCATCCAAAGCTAATTTGGAATATTCAAATTCAACTGCTCTAGCTGGAATAAAAGCGCAAGAACTAGCTATAAAAAGCGGGAAGGCGAGCGCAGCAACAAAAGGGTTCGGTGGCGCATCTCGCAACCTATCATTTCAGTTAAACCAAGTAGCACAGCAAGGCGCCGTGACTGGCAACTATCTTGGCGCTTTGGCTATTCAGCTTCCTGATATGCTGCTTAGCTTTGGTACGCTTGGCATCCTTGTGGGTGCTGCAGCTGGTGTTATGGCTGGGCCTTTGTTGACGGCCTTGCAAGACAACGAAAAGGGCACAGAAGACCTTAGCGACGAAATAAAAGATCTTACAGATAACTACAAGAATGCAACAGTTGCGCAAAAGGCATTCTTCGCAAGAGAGAACGCAGACAAGCTAGAAGAAGAAATAAAGAAGCGTGACGAAGCAAATAAGAAGATGGGCGAATACTCTAAATGGCTAGAGACAGCTAAACGCAATCTAGACAACCTGCAGCCATCTATTGGTAAATGGGGCGATGCAACATCTAGCGAACAAATGCTAAAACGGCAGGCTAAGCTGAATGGAAACATTTCTGAACTGAGCGCACTTCTAAATGAACAAGAGACTCTTTTTGATAATGCAAATATCAGAATTGAGAAGTATAACAATCTAATAGCAGACCCGACCGGCGGCACGGAAACACGCGCACAAGCTATTCGCGACATTAACAACGAATTGGTTGAGCAACTAGCACAGCTAACCTTAAACGATTCAGAATTATTGCAGCGCCAGCTTATATTAAACCGTGCAACCGACGCAGAGATTGCCAGCGCGCTTGCCATGCAGGGCAGTATTGAAAAGATTGAAGCTGAAACAGATGCGCTAAAAAAACAAGAGGCCTTACGTTCTTCGCTTAACAGTCAGCTTGCATCTATCGAAGTGCAGCAGGCTGACCCTGCCGAGCGTGCAAGATTACAGTTTGAACGTCGTAATGAGGTCATTCAGCTATCAAACGACGAGCTAAACCTATCTCAAGAGCGCTACGACCAACTTAGAACACAGAACGCAGAGAAGCTATCTGCCGATTTGATTGCAATAGAAAACAGAACGCAAGAGCAGAAAAGCCAAATCCTTTCCGCCGAACAACAAAAAACACTAGGCTACACCGGTCAATTCTTCGGGAACCTAGCAGAAATAGCCAAGCAAGGCGGAAAAGAACAGTTCGATAACTACAAGGCACTGGCAAGTACGCAAGCGCTTATTAGTGCTTCGCTAGCTGTTCTAGGTGTGCTTGGTGATCCATCTATACCAACTATAGCAAAACCAGTTTTCGCCACTGCTATGGCGGGACTGGCTGCGGTACAGATTGCGGCTATTAACAAGCAAGAATACCAGGGCGCTCGCGCGATGGGTGGCCAAGTATCAAGTGGCAACAGCTATTTAGTTGGTGAGAACGGGCCAGAGATTGTGCATATGAACGGAAACGGAAATGTACAAGCTAATCACAACCTAGGCGGCGGCGAGAATAACGTCACTGTGAATGTAAATATCCAAAGCGGTGTGACTAAAGCCGAGCTAGCTGGGCTGCTACCAAGCATCAATCAATCCGTTTATAATCAAGTATTTGCAGCAATAAACGGCGGCGGTTCAGCATCGCAAGCCGTAAGGAGACGCGCATAATGGCCGTTAAGAATTTCCCTAATGTTAGCCCAGATGCTAACCCCAGTTTTACGCTTGAATCGAATACAAGCTCGTTTGAGTCTAGTTTGAATAAAAATGTGCAGCACATGGAATTACCAGGTGCGCGCTGGCGTGGTTCGGTTGCGTTTAGTAACCGCACTCGCCAAGAAGCGAACAAGATTAAAGCGTTTATGACTAGTTTAGGCGGTCAAGTCGGGCGCTTTTATTTAACACCTTTCGATGCTTACCAATCTGGCACCATGTCTGGAACTGGTGCTGTTGATGGCGCTGTGGCTTCTGGTGTTAGTTCTATACCTACCAAGGGTTGGGAAGCTGATCAGGATACGCTTTTTGAGGCTGGCGATTATATCGAGGTTAATGGCGAGCTAAAGATGGTTACTGATGATGTGGCTGGATCTGATTACATTGAATATGCTGGGACTAACTACATGCCTAGCCCGTTTGATCCTGATGGGTGGCAAGGCGCTTCCGATTCTGATGTTAATTACACAAAAATTACAGAATCTAATCCTAGTGGCGAGCCTACTGTTGGTCTCTTTGAATACCTTGGCCCTGGCACTCCCCCTATATGCCAGACTCTGAATAATTCAATTTCTATAGGTGAAAAATCGTATGTTGCTATATTGGCGAAAGGAATTTCCGGCACAGAATTGGGATTGAGAATAGCTTTTCAAGAAAATGTCACAACTTTTTCTAATGTGCGCGTGAATGTGCAAAATGGTGCAAGCTCTGTATCTGGTGGCATATCAAATGTTCTTGTAACTGATATGCCAGACGGCTGGAAACTAATACAAATAGAGAACACATCCGAGAATAACGTTGTGTCTGATTTTGATATATATGTTCAGTTTTACAAGATAGGAGAAAATGGCTCTCAAATAGGATTCCCAAGTGTTGGCGATTCAATAAAGTGTCAAGCCACCTACTTCGGCAAATCCGACAGATATAAGGGCGCTATTTCGTACACTGGCACTAACTTGATGCCTAGTCCGTTTGATCCGAGTGGGTGGAGTGGGGCGAGTGATCCTGATTTATCATACACTAACGTAACAATAGGAAATCCAAGCGGGGAGTCTTTTACAGGCGAATTCGAGGCACTAGTATCAACATTTTGCCAAATAAATACTTTAAATTACATAAACAGTCCACCAAATGGATTTTATTACACTTGTTTCATAATTAAAGAGATAGCTGGGATAGATTTAGGGGTTAGAGTAATTACAAGAAGCACTACCACTCAGCTTGATAATAGTTACGTCAATTTAAGTACTTTAAATACCTCAACAACAGCAGGCGCAGAATTCAATAATATTGACCTTGGTTCAGGCTGGAAGCTAATTCAAATAAAGCTAGATATACAATCAAGCGAAGCGACACTAAGAAGCGAAATATACCTTTGGGATGTCAACCCATCAGGGACAGCAACGGGTTTCCCAACAGTTGGAGACACCGTTCAGTGTCAAGCCGCCTTTTTCGGCAAAGCCGACGACTATCCAGCTGTGATAGACCCTGCTGATCCCAATCAGTACCCTGCTAATCTACTAGCAACCGCAGACGTACCAATCGCCCCTCCACTGCGAAAGGCGCTAACAGGTGGAGAGTCTATCATCACTAACGAGCCAAAGGGCAAGTTTTACCTAGGCTCAAATGACCAAAACTGGGATATTAACGTGAACGGCGTACAATCAATGGGGTTTGATTTTATTGAGGACGTAAACTAATGCCGCGCAATATTGATCAAGTCATTATTGATTATTTAGCAACAGGAAAGCCGTTCAAGACGGCTTTTCTTGTTCTTATTGATTTTGATGAGCCGTATAGACTGGCATTAACGACTCTAAACGGCTCATATACTCACGAAGGCATTGAGTTTATAGGCCTTGGGTCGCTTGGGAATGTCTCGATGCCGCAAGGTGATGGCAAACTATCGCCAAAACAATACGAGGTAACATTAAGCGGCATCAGTGACGAAGTGCTTGAGGCTATAAGCCAGCTCAACTATCTGAACAATCTAGCCACATGCTGGCAGATTTTCTTTGACGAGGACGGTGTTCAGCTTGGTACGCCCGTGATTGCATGGCGTGGCTTAACAGATGCTGTTAATTTCAAATACGGAGAAACATCAAGCGCGTCTATCTCAATTAGGGATAGGCTCGTAGACTGGGAGCGCCCAAAAGTAGAGCGCTACACTAATGGTGATCAAGTAGCTAAATATCCTAATGACCGTTTCTTTGAATTCATATCTCAAGTTGCCACAAAAGAGGCGAACTGGCCAGAATCAACTTGGTATCAAAAACAGTCCTAAGCTGTTAAAATTAGTAATCTTTTAAGGGTGTTGCTATGGGCCTGTTTAGTCAATTAGAGACGTTTGTTAATGACATTGGCGACAATGTCGGTGATGTGCTTCGGGGCGATATAGCCGGGGGCCTTGGTGGTCTTTTTGAGAATTCGCTAGACTTCATTACACTTGGCTTCTATTCAAAAGTTAAGCAGGTTATAGATTCATTACAGCCACCAGATTTACCCGCTCAAACCTATCAGGCGCGCTCACAAATGGGGTTGTCTGCTCAAACGCCTAGACAGTTCGTCTATGGCCGATGCCGTATAGGTGGGCAGCTTACCTATTGGACAACAACCGGCGCAGATTCTGAGTTTATGCACATGGTTGTAACGCTTGCGCCGCATGAGCTGAGATCAATCAGCCAAGTTTATTTCAACGATGAATTAGCCATTACTGTCGATAATGACGGGGATAGTCTTTATTTAACTGTAGCTGAGAAATTCAATGGCGCGATAGCGCGACAGATATTCGTTGCCAATCCAAGAACAGAGGCAAGCAGCGTGCTTGTTGATGAAATGCCAGAGTGGACAACTGACCACATCGGGCGTGATCATGCCTATATCTACTTAAAGCTAAACTACAATAAAGAAGCTTATTCACGCGGAATGCCCAATGTTTCCTGTGTTGTCCGTGGTAAAAAAGTCTATGACCCAAGAACGCTAACAACATTATATTCAACTAACCACGCCCTAGTTTGCCTTGATTATATTTTGAGCGATAACGGACTAAGGGCAACGCTTGACGAGGTTGATCTCGATTCTTTTATTGCTGGCGCAAATGTGTGTGACGAGCAAGTCGCAGGCATAGGCGGCACAGAATCACGCTACGAAATAAACGGTACGCTAGAATATAGCGCAAGTCCAATTGATAATTTGATGGCGCTTGCTGATGCTGGACACGCCCTTATTCATTATGAGCAGGGCACGTGGCAGTACGTCGCTGGCACTTATACTGCCCCTATTATGGATTTAGACGAATCCGATTTGGTTGGCGGCATATCTGTTATGACTGGCCCGTCTAAGTCGGATTTAGTTAATACTGTGAAAGGCTCATTTCTTGACCCGCGACAAGATTTCGAAGTTGTGCAATTCCCTCAAATTTCCATTGATACATATGTAGCAAGAGACAAAGAAGTGCTATCTGCTGAGATAAGCGCGCCATTTACTATTACTGCTAGCGCAGCTAGACGAATCGGTAAGCTTCATATAGAGCAATCACGCTTTGGTGTTCGTATGCAAGCTGCATTTAAGTTTGTTGCATTAAAGTTATTGCCTGGTGATCGCGTGACATTCTCAAGCACTCGCCTAGGATGGGATAAAAAGATATTTCGTGTTGTTGGCGGTGGTCAGTCTATTTCATTAACGGGCGGGATTGATTTAACATTGGCCGAGGACTCGCCGGATGTATGGAGCTGGACAGAGGGCGAAGCGCTAGACGTTGATATTCCTCCTGCGTTAAGCCTGCCGGATTCCAGCTTGGCCGCCCCTTTGCTTTTTGCTGCTAGTGAAGAACTGTATGCGACTAACGTGCAGAACATTATTAAAACCCGTGTCACGCTAACATGGGAGCGCGGCGGTGTTCGTTCTAATGCGTTCAATATCGAAGCGAAGAAAGCGGGCGAAACTGAGTTTAGAGAATTAGCAAGAGGCTGGACAGGCACGCAATTTACAATAGAAGACAGTGAACTTGGCGAATTTGAATACCGTGTACAAGGCGTTAGCGATATAGGCAGGCTCAGCCAGTGGGCGAATTTAACGTATGAAGTGCTAGGGAAAAATGCGCCACCTGCTGATGTTCCAACTATTTCAGCCATACAAAGAAGTTATGGGATAGATGTTTCTTGGCAAGCTGTGCCTGATGCTGACGTTCAAGAATATGAAGTTAGATTGGATCAGGACTTTGGCGAAGCTGGCTCAGTTTACACAGGCCGTCAATTGCGCTTTACAGATATTCGCAGGGCTGACGGCACGATTTACTATATAAAAGCATTAGACACGAGTGGTAATTATAGTGCCAATGCCACCAGTTTTGCGCCTACAATTACTGGCCCATCACCTGTGAGCTCTTTGGCTTTGCTTGCTACTGACAGCCAGATCCAGCTCAGATGGGCGAGTGCCGGTTCTGTTTATCCTGTTTCAACTTATCGCCTGTATGAAGGGGATATGTTCGACACTGCTGTGCCTATTGGTGAATCTAGCGGAACTTTTGAGGTTATTATCCGTGAAGAAACTGGAACCTATACGTTCTGGGTTGAGCCGGTTGACGCTGCGGGTAATGTAGGCGGTGCCGTTAAGGGTGCTATTAGTGTAGATGGTGCGCAAGATTACATACTAAGAACAGATGAGTTTGTTGATTTTAACCAAATGGATACGCTTACTGACATGGCTATTGGCCAAGGCGGCGGCGGTCTTGGTTGGGATGATGAAACAGAGCTTGACTGGTCTAGTGATACTAGCCCCCGCTGGGATGAAGCGCCAAGCCCTGACTTGATTGGCCCAGTTAATACAACTGAGACTTTCCTAGAGAATATGACTCGCTCTGGCTTAACCAGCAATCCTGATCAGTATTGGAATGATGAAACAGGCATATCATGGGATGATGAAACAGAATTACAGTGGAATGATATTGGCGGCGACCCTTACCAAGTAAAACTTGATAACGGCTTCACTCATTTTCTTGACCCGAGCACTAGCATTGGCGTAGCTGAGCGCATTATTGATTTTGGCGCACTAATTCCTAATACGCGAATTACAGTCAATCTTGATTACGAAGATTTACGATCTGGCGCGATTGTAACAACTGTTTTAAGCACATCTACCGATGGCATTTCATGGAATGATTTTCCTGATAATCAGCTCGAGATTACAGCGTCCAATTTTCAGTATTTAAAAATCAATATAAACATTGATGCAACCGGCACCAATGGTTTGGTTCGTATTAATTCCATACGCTATAAGTTGGACATAAAACAAAAAACAGACCAAGGGCAGGCGCAGATATTCGCCGCAGATTATGACGCGGGCAATCCAAGCTCCAGCGGCACAGTAGTCGTATTAAACAAGCCTTTCCTTGATCTTGATTCTGTAGTCGCGACAGCTAAGGCGAATGATGCTAAAATTGTCGTAACTAATTTTGATGATGTAGGCAATCAAGACCGTTTCCGTGCAGTGGCTTTTGACCGCGCAACAGGGAACGCAGTTGATGCTACAATAAGCTGGAATGCGCGAGGCTCTTAATGGCAAGTTGGAATGATCCAAGTAACTCTAACCCTGTTCATGTCAATCTATTGCAGGATTTAGCGAACAAGGATACTTATGCCGCCACAATGGGGCAGACTAACCTTGGCGCATACACTGATCTCCCAGATGGAACGATGAATTGGGATAATGGTCAGAAGCTTTTACGCCGAGTGCAATCTGGAACTCCAGAGGTAGTAAAAATCAGTCTAGCAGGCGGCGGCACGGGCGCGAGTGATGCTGCAGGTGCGAGAGCTGCTTTTAATGTGCTAGAAGCTGGAACTGGCGCGACTCAATCAAGAACAAATACTCAGAACGATACAAGGTTTGTGCAACAGACTAGAACTGTCAACACCACTCCTCCATTAAATGGCGGAGGCGCATTGAGCGGAAATCTAACGCTTAGCATTCAAGACAGTACAACCACGCAGAAGGGTGCCGTTCAGCTTAACAACACACTGACTAGCACTAGCACTTCTCAGGCTTTGACGGCGGCGCAGGGGAAGGTGTTGAAGGATATGTTCAGAAGTGAATCAAAACCTCTTGATGGTCAATTTACAGGAGGCACCGCTTACTTTGCTAAAGCTGGGAATATAGTTACAGTAGAGATTTTCGGAGGATCAAATCTTATTGCTGCGGAAAATGTTAATACAACTGTTGGGTTTGCCCCATTATGGGCAAGGCCGAGTCGACAATCTCATAGCAGCGTTGTTTATGAAATAGGATCGTATGGAGTACATGTAACAGTAAATACGAATGGATTAATTCAGGTGACCTACTTCGACAGTTCGTTCTCAGGGGTTAGTAAAACATTTTTCTCTGGCTCTATATTTATATCTTACACAATTTAAGGACTAACCATGCCATACCAACTAATAGACACAGTAACCCCAGACGTCGGCGCTAAAGCTGGCGCTGATAAGATTAACAACAACGCAATACAAGCGCAGTACCAAGGCGGATACTTTACCGTTGGCGGAACTGCTAATGCGATTACACTAACAAGTGCGACAGGCGCGCCGTCTGGGTATTCGACAGGGCAGGAATTCTGCTTCCGTGCTAATGCTACTAATACAGGCGTAACCACTGTTAATGTTGACGGGCTAGGTATTAAAACGATAAAGACGCTTTCTGGTGCGGATTTACCAGCAGGCTACTTATCAACTGCGGTTGATACCTGTCTTCGCTATGACGGCGTCAATATGGTGGCGAATGTTAGCACGGGAGCGCTTGCGGATCAGGTACCAACTAATGCCAACCTTAGTGCTGCCGTGTGTGGTACAGCTTCGTTTTCTAGCGATGTTTACACGTTTTCTCCAGTTGGTACAGGTTTTAGACCCTTGCAGGCTGGCATGTATTTGAGCTTCAAACTACCTAGTGGATCAGCAAACACTACGACCACCCCAGATGTTGATTACAACGGTTCAACTTATGTTATCAAGTGGATTGATGGGAGCGCATTGGCTGCAAATGATCTTACTGAATCGAAAAACAAGCAGCCTATTTTGCTTTTTTTCGATGGGGCTAGCATGTTAATTGCCAGTGACATCCGAGGTGATGATGGAAATGACACGTGGCTAAGGATGACAAACGGAAAGCAATTTTGTGAAGGCGCTAGAACAACCCCTGTTACAGCCGCAACAACGGCACAACACTTTCCAGTTTTCGCAAAAGCATTTTCGTCTCCGCCATCAGTAACCGCTGGTATAGAAAGTATAGTAGGGACTCAAGGCTGGTATATATATCAATGCTCAAGGGATGCAACCACTACTGGCGTGACTATTTCAACCACTGGTAGCAGTGCAACTGGTAGTTCTACAATAATTTACCACGCAGTCGGATCATGGTACTAATGGCTAAACTACTCCGCATCTTAGAATGGACAGCAATCGCGCTGTTCGTTCTGTTTGCAGGGTGTGCGGTTTGTTGTTGGTGGGTTGGAGCTAAGACAGAACAGCTACGGCGAGCGCTACAAGGCCAGAAGAAAACAAGCCGCCCGCCCAGAAAACGCCTTTCCAGTATGTTTCGCGCTTTGCGTCACTCTTTTCTAGCTCGCTTATTCTAGGCTCGATTGATACCATTATTTTGTTTATTGAATCGGCTAAATATCGGGTACTGACTGAATTCTCTGTTGTTTCTCTTTGCATGACCATCATGGCATCTAGCATTTTTGAAATATCGCCCTTTATCGGGTCTATGTGTTCTTTTAATTGCGAGTGTGTCACGTGTTCGCCAGCCATTGGTTTGCCTTAAAGAATGGTGTATATTGTACTAGCGATTATAACTTAAACAATTAGGCAATGGTATGGGTGTGACATGGAACTACATTTAAAACGAATAGGCGGGAATGACGATACCACTATTGGGGCGCTGTATATTGGCGATGGAGTAAGCAAATACCTATTTAGCTTCACTATCGAAGATGAGCGACGATTTAATAAGGTATCAGGAGATACGCGCATCCCAGCCGGTCACTATAAGATTGAGCTAAACCACTGCGGCGGCATGAATAAGAAATACGAGAAATACCCATGGCACCAAGGTATGTTAGAATTGCAGGAGGTGCCGGATTTTGAGTATATTTATATTCACCCTGGCAATGACGACGACGATACGGAAGGCTGCATTTTGCCTAACTACAAAGCCGATTTAGGCGGTATGCGCGGTGAAAACAGCTTTGAATGCTACAAAGACCTATATTTGGAAGTTGTAGCAGCAATGAAAGACGACGAAGACGTTTATATCACAATCACAGACGAGGAATTCTAATGGAAAAGAAATGGTACCAATCTAAAGCAGTATGGGGCGGCCTAATCGCAGTAGCGGCGGCAATCGCTGGCGCTTTCGGATATGCAGTAAGCCCAGAAGACCAATCTAGCCTAGTAGACGCTATCGTGGCAATCGGCGGCGGCGTTGGTGGTGTGCTTGCTGTGTATGGTCGTGTCAAAGCGGAAGCATACATCAAGAAATGAACACCCTAGCCCGCATAATCCTTGAATTGCTCTCCATGTGGGAGCGGTACAAGGCTGATCAGAAAAGGATAAAACGAGATGCAGCAATCAAAAAGGCTCGCAAAGATCCCGCTGATGCTTTCAATGATCACTTTGGCGGGCTGTCTGACGATGCCACAAAAGCCGATCAAACCGATAAAGCCGAACATTAGGGCCGACTACCAAATAGAAAACGTCTGCTTTTCGAGGGCAGACGCTTCAAGCTTGTTTCAATACATCATCGAGCTAGAATCTGGCTACGAGTGATAAACCCAGGCCTTTCGTGTCTTCATATCCGCACCAGTCTGATTTTTTGCCGTAGTAATCGTTCATTGACGCTTTAACTGAATATTTGCTATTAATTTTATATTGAATAGCTAATCCGTAACCCGTGCCAGTGTCTGCTTTTGGTTCGCCGTTTACTACTTCCTTGTATTCTGTATATGTAAAAGATGGAATAAAGGATATATTTTTTGTTACTTTTAATTCATAAAAAGCACTCATAACCCAGAAATCCCTTAGCTTAACTGTAGCAACTTGCTCGCTTTGTGTGTCCGATTGACCGGCTAAGGCGCTGAATCCAATGCCGTTTTTAAATAAGTATGATCCGCCGACTTGGTTTAGTGTGAAATTAAAGCTTCCCTTATCACCCCAATTCATAGCAACCTTGGAGGCCTTAGACTCCAGCTGCCATTCAGCATGGGATATGCTTGAAATAAGTAATAGTGAGATAAGTAATGTTTTCATTTGTTACGCTCCGTGTGTTTGTGTAACTAAATATACACCACACAGGAGCGATAACAAGTTGAAGTTTTCGATAGGTTTGTCGGGTTATTTATCGGCTAGGGCGATCAATACTAGGCACTCGCCGATGGCGCGGAGTGGGTTGTTGTCATGTGCCGAATGACTATCACAAACTACAATTGCCTTTCGTTCAGTTGAATTACATATACTGATAGACAAATCATTACTGAAAGCCAGCGGCATAGTTAGGTTGTAGTCTTCTAAGTAGTCATAGCCCATGTATTCATCGTAGTAACCATTGTAGTTACTTTTATCAGGATAGAGCCAAATAATAGCTCTATTCAGCTCATTGTCACTTAACGCGCTTACTTGTTCTGGTGTCATTTCAATCTCTCCAACTCTTCACGCGTCATCTTCACGCCGTTAATGTAATACGCCCATATGCCGGTTATGCGGGTTGCTTTCATAATTTAACTAACTCCATAGAATAGTCATTATCATTCTTTATGTTATGTCCATTTAGTTTTATCAGCTTGTTATTCTTAAATGGCCTGTAGTCAACGTGATGGTGCCACCTATTAAACCTCCACACAACACTAGCAACGTCTGGATGTAGATCAGCAAGCATCTTAGATTTTGGTAGCGTACCCTCCTTACTGTAAAACTCCTTAGTGTTTCCTCCTTTCATTCTTTGAGTGGTTACTTTCCCACACAGGAATGCGTTAAACTGGATCGTACACAATCCGTCTTTTAATACTCGAAGTGATAAGTCAGTGTCCTCATTGTAACGACCTCTCCACCTATACCCTGAATTATTATCAATCAATAAGCATGAGTAGATTCTAGTATTTAAAATAAATGGTGGAACTTTGTCAGTTTTCTTACAAAAAGAATAATAATTTAACCCAGCAACAGGCACGTTTGAATATCTATCGACAAAATCCTCTGCTGCGAGCAATGTGGCTCCTGTTTCCACCTCGTATTTTTCGTTATTAGTTAGGCGATGAAACGCATCTAAATTGTCATCCATCACCCAATGTCGATCAAAACCCATGGTGAGCGAGTGGTCTAAGCAGAAATTACGCGCAGCACCTGGGCCTTTGCTTCTAGAATTGCCGATATTATCACAAGTGTCATAATCATCTAAGTAACCTTGAGGCAAAATTAGTATCTTTGCACTTGTGTTTTTTTTGTACTGATCATATTCACTACGCTCAACTACAATATAATGATCGACACCCATCTTATTAAGCGCTTTTGTTGTAAGGCCGTTGTTGGCACGACCTTTTGACACAATGTAAACCGGATATCTAGGTGAGACCTTTTCTTTTGTTCTCCATCTTAGTTTTTCAAGTCCCCAGTGGGACTTGTACGGAAACCAAATAGATTTTGTTTTCTTTGTTATCTTCTGTTTTGCGGCTTTTGCTAGATCCTCTCTATTATTAAAATAGAAATCTTTGCCATCATAATACTGGCCAAATCCACAATTTTTAAAATCATCTTCTTTATCAAACCTAATAAAAAGGTGGGTTCCATCATTTTCTATAAGAACCTTGCACTTCTTAAAAGGCTCTTTCTTCTCCTGCTTAAATTCAGGCATTCCAACCCAGTGTTTGGTGTAGTCGCTCATATTATCCAAACCTATTAAAAGTTACTGACTTGCCATAATCATTAGGCGGCAATGCGATGTTTTCGCGAGTCGTGCGCGCTTTTGGCTTCTCTCGCAACTGGGCAGACATGAAAGCAGCTTTCAAGTCCGTGTCGTTGCATGGCGTTTGCATAATCACACGACCGGTGCCAACTAAGCCAAATCCTGCAAGCTCTTTTCCACAATGGATAACTTGGACTGTATAGCTAGGCTCAGTTAAGCGGTGTTCTGCCTGTAGCGCTTGTGAGAAGTCGCTCAGGTGCATTGTTAGGGTTAGTGGTTTCATTTCGATTGCTCCAAAAAATAAATATCAGGGCGCTTTGGAAAACTAGAAAACCCGTATTTTCTAGCCTTGTATAGTGTGACGTATATCGTGCGACGGGTGACTCCATAAATGTCGGCCATGTCTTCACCAGATACACCCAGCTCTTTCATTTCAAACATTTTTGCAATGTCTTCTGCATACCAGCGGCGATGCCCTTGGCTCGCATCCGTTTTAAAGTCTGGGTAAACTTTTTTGATTCGACCAAAAACCGCGCCCTTTGTTAGCCCTAGCTTCTTTGCGGCCTCATTATAGCCAAGAACCTTACAAAGTTCGTAAACTTCATCGAATCCATGGGATGATTTCATCACTCAACCTCCGGATTAATCAGCACAATATAATGATCTGGCAGTACTTCCCATGAGTCCGTGGTCATTGCAATTGCGCGGCCGTTGCTTGTGCAGCCGTATGCGATGTAATCCTTGCCTAGCGATTGGTTGGCTTCTTTTAGGTTGGTTGGTTTGTTTGTGTCTATGTCGAATAAGATCATTTTTTTTGCTCCTCTTTATACGGTCGGTCACAAAGCTTAACCCATAAATGGTCGCCAGTTTTAACTAAATCACCATCAATGCAGCCGTCTCTAGTTACAAAAATAACATCGCCAATCGAACATTCTAGCCCTATCCAATTTGGGCCAGTTGTGTACGCCTGCGTGTAGTAACCCCTAATATTTTTGTTCCACCATTCTGGATCTTTTAATTGCTCAGTTGTTGGTTTCATCTTTCCCGCTCCTTTTGTTTACCTGCCTATTAAGATAGACGCTGGCCTAGTGTTTTGCAAGTAGTTTTTTAACATATTCTCGTAATCGTGTATTTGCGGCGCGTCTGGCCTTGTTGCTTTTCATGTGGTCGATAGGCTCCGCGTCGTACGCCTCCTTAAAAACCCTTTTATACCCCTCTATTGCCGCATTTCTGTTTTCGAATGGGATTAGATTGAGCTGTTGCTTTATCCATTGCTGGTCTAGTTTGTGCGGCTCCATCCCTCGAATGCCTCCATAGCTGCTTCCCAGCCCAGTGCGACACAACCGTAAAAACCAAGTTTGTTGATTACTTCTAGGTACTCGACCTGCTCTGGCGCTATCTTGCTTTTTGTATGGTCTTTGCGTTTGAGCTCGCAATAAAACCCGCCCACGATAATATCACTAGCACCTTTAGTCATGCCTTCGGCCTTTTCACGCCTAACTTGCTGTGCCGTTTTCTTGCCCTCGTTTCTTATGTGCGTAGCAATCCGGCCCCATGTATCAGGATATTTACGGCGTATCTCATTAAAAAATGTGACCTGTTCCGCAGTTTCGCTAGGGCAGTCGCCACGGTATTTAGTGTCCCCGAACAAAGGGACGGTTTTAGGTAGCTTCATTTATTGGCTCCACATCAACGGGCTGATTATGAGCAAAAACATTCCAGTATTTTTTACCGGCCTGTCTTTGATAAGTGATTGTTTTCGGTGGTACACCTTTGTCACGATGCTCGAAAAACGTCGCTATGTCTGGCGCAACCTTGCCAAAGAAATACGCCTTGCTAAAGTCTTCGTACAATCCACGGTATTTAGATACTTTGCTATCTGGGTTATACCACACATCAAATTTAGCATAATCCGTTACATAGTGAACCTTTATTGTTAGATTGCCAGCTTTGCTCATATGCTGCTGCATGGAGAATGCGCGAACATAGTCAGTGCTTACCTTTAACGGATCGGCCTTCATGCGGTGAAATTCAACGGCTAGACGCTCGTTAGGATCAATCAATTCCTCTTTGCATGACTCACAGAACCGAGCCGCTATATCGTTTTCATGCTCGCACTCATGGCAGGGTTTTGACGACCAGCGGTGCTCACATCGTACAGATTGGCCAGCAACAATAGACTGACCGAAGCAACGGCGGCCAAAATGGGCGGGCATTGGCTGATCATCAACCATTACTTTGTTGCCGGTTAAGTCTGTAAAATCACCGTCTTGATCAATTGGCAACTCGTCTGGGTTAGGGCGTAAACTAAACTCATTCACCGCATTGCAAAGCGGGCAGCAAACGTCGATAGGTTCACCCTTGTTTTTCTTGCGTGCTTTTATCTGTGGAGAGAATAGGTCGTTTTCTAGTTGGTGGCGCTCTATATTTTCAGCATAGTCTAGTACTAGGCAATCTTGCTTTTCTGGATGGATACGGAGGCCACGGCCAATGATTTGCAATAATAAGCTGGCGGATTCCGTGGCGCGCAATATCGCTATAACGTCAACGTGCGGCGCGTCAAATCCAGTGGTTAGCACGCCGATGTTCACCAAGTACTTAAATTTGCGTGCTTTGTAATCAGCTATTATTTGCTTGCGTTCACCTGCTGGCGTTTCACCTGTCACCATACGGCTGTTTTCAGGTGGTAGGCTTTCCATGCACTCAATAGCGTGGTTCTTGGTTGCTGCGAATATCATCACACCCATGCGACCATGGGCGTGTCTTACAACGTCCGCAATAATTTCGGCGGTTTTACGGCCTCGCCCTTCGAATGCTTGCTCGTATTCTTTTTGAGTGTGGCGGCTAATGTTTGAAACGTCATAGCTTGCGGCGTGATCAGGATCTGCGTGTGGTTGAGTCAAATAGCCCATACTAATCAGCTCAGGCCCAGTTATGCGATAAAGGCATGTGTTATAAAAAGGCTCTAGCGTTTGATCTTCTGGCACGGGGTTGCCGTGTTCGTCATAGGCATAAATGTACCCGCCGCCCATTGTATAGGGCGTGGCAGTCAAACCAATGACGCGCACCTTTGGATTAAATTCTTTTATCTTTTCGATAATCAGGCGAATTGTCGGCGTTGTTTTGTGGCATTCATCCACGATAATGGCCGCCGTGTCTTTGAACCCGTTAATGTTGCCCTTAACAGTGCCAGGCGTTCCAAACACAACATGATGACGCAGCGATTTTGCACCCGCGCTAGACGAATAGATGGAAGCTTCTAGGTCGTAGCTGGTGTATTTCTCGTGGTTTTGTTTTGTTAGCTCAGCAGATGGCTGCAAACAAAGCACGCGCTTACCGCTTGTGCTATGAACAAATTCAGCAACCTTGGCCACGATGATTGATTTGCCCGCGCCTGTGACTGCCTCAATCATGCAAGGTTCAAAGCTTTTTTTTATCCAGTCTAGGATGGCATCAATAGCATCCTGCTGGTACGGTCTAGGATCGTACATAGAAAAACCTTAGCCGCGCATTGGCGGCTGTTAAGGGTTATTTTAATGACCAGTATGAGCTAGGCTTTTTGCGATATTGCTCAAGGTCTACGCCTTTTAATTCTGGCACCTTGGCATACTCAATAGAACCTTTTCGCTCGACTTTGGTTAGCTTATGCCCGTCGATCTCACTTTGACGTTCGCCGCAGCGCTCGACTATCTCAGCTAACAGGTCTTTTTTCATTACTTCTATAGCTTTGATTTGGTCGCTTAAGTTGCCATATTGAGCAACTAAATCAACAACAAAAGTATCATCCTGCTCTTTGTGCTTTGGCTCAAGATAGCGCTGCGCGTTTGGCATTTCACGCTCGACTAAATACGAATCATAAAAAGCTTTTAGCCTTGGTAGGATTCCGTCAAGCCATGATTGACTAAAGGCGTGCTCTTCAATTGCGTCGCCATTTGGTGCCCACTGGTAGAATTTACACCATGTTCGCCCAGTGCAAGCCATTTCGATTTGTATCTGTGCAAAGTAATGCGGTTGGTCAGTTAGTGATTTAAACTCTGGCACGTCTTTACCGCGTTGGCCAAATGGGCATTTAATTTCCGCTATGCCGTCTTCACCGATTAACCCGTCAGGGCTTGCGCCTAGCCAGTCGTGCTCAGGGTGAACGTGAAAGCCGGTTTCCTCAACCGGCTGGTCAAGGTGAAACATTTCAAGCGAAGAAATGGCGGTTTGCTCGTTTGCTGTGCCGTAATCCGTTGCAATGTTGCCTTTGAACTCTCGCTCTGCTCCGTGATAATCACGAACCATGTTACGCATTACGTCAGCTGGCTTCATATACGGATTCAGGCCTAGCACTGCCCCTGCTATGCTTCCGGTAATGCGGCCTTTGCGGGCCTCAAACCATTCTTTTGATCGTTGTTCCATTGTCAAACTCCCTTAAGCAAATACGCAACAACAAGCATAAGACCATACTTTATCGAGGTTGCCATAAGTATGTCGCTTATATTTTTTTGTTTTACATCTAAAATGTACTGATAATTAAAAAGACTAAATATAGTGCCTATCATATAGGCTTGAACCCAAGATATTCTTGGCAGACCGAACAATTCCATTAAGTGCCATTCATAAATGCAAATTAAAACATAGGGTTGCAAGACAGCAAGAATTATAAAAAGCAAAAAACCAAATAAAAATTTCATATTAACTCCTTATTTTAAGAAAAGGCTAAAGCTAAAATAGCAATAGCCTTTATTTTACCTTATGGTTGCTAGAACGGAATATCGTCGCCTTTTGCGTTATCGTCAGTATTCGCAGGCTGCGTCGCTGGCGTTGCATTGCGAGCCGCTACGGATGATACCCAGTTGCCAGACTTGTCGTTAATTTCCCAAATCTGAACCTTAATCATCATCGGCTTAGCACACAATGCCGCAGGCATATTGTGATCCGCTGGCGCTTCACCTGATGCCGCTAGTTTGCCACCGCAGTTATGGTCAATTGCCATTAGCATACGCTTAGCTTTATCTGCTTTTGTTGAATCAGCATCGAATACACGCACCTTTTGAAAAATCTTGCGATTTTTATACTGCTCTGGCGCTTGTACAGTCCAGCGAAGGCTAATATAGGTATCATCTTCGTAGCTGTCGAGCTTGGCTTCGTCGATTAATGCTAACAGCTCGGTACCGTTAGGGATTGGCTCCATGTTGCCGCCTCCCATATCCATAGAGCCGTTTGATTCTGCTTTGTTACCGTCTGATAGATCCCAGAATGATGTCATGTTGTTTTCCTTTTATTGGTTGTTGGTTTGGTTGAAAAATGGAATGTAAGAAAGCAAAGGGTTCTCGCCTTCCGTGAATTTAATTTCCTGCGGCATTTTGTATCGCGTTTTCGCGTCAACATAGCCGACAGTGCCGTCGGACGAGGTGATCAAAATACGGTCGCCGGTTGTTGTAACCCGTGCGGCTTTCGTTTGATTGCCTTTTTTGTCTTGCTCGCCGCCCATAACGAACTGCTCTTTTTTAATGTAGATTACAGCGTCGCTTTTATCAATATAGATTTT